TTAGTATTCCCCTAATTCTTCGGCTAGTTTAGAGACTATTTTCTTCTTGATTCTATGCGCTGTACTTTCAGAGATGTGTATGTCATAACAAACCACAATTAAAGTCTTTTTATTAAAATAATACTCTTGAATGAATTCCCGTTCTTTCCTACTTGATGTGTTAATTATACGTTCAATCGCACTCTTAAACTCAAGAATTTTACCTCTTCGTATACTACAAAGATAATTAGTTACTGCCATTTCTGTTTTCGATGTATTAGACGGTACAAACTCCCCGCCTATATTTGTATCTGTTGGAATCCACGGTGTCATTATTTCACTTCTTAAATCTTCGAGTTGCTTATGATAATTAGGATAATCACACAACTCATCTTCTAACTTTCGAACTGTTGATAATTTTAATCCGTATTTCTTTTTAGTCATGAATACCCTCCGTACAAATATGTTTAATCTTCAAAGTGTCTCAATCTACTTCTTAATATCTCTATCTCTCGCTCTTTAACTTTCACATCGCCTTTTAACTGTTCAGCTTGCAACATTACACCAAACAATAAGATGACTAGTAATATAATTGCTATGATGAACCACATCATCTATTCAATCACCTCTAAATTCGGCTTATATTTTAATACACGACCACTCAGAAATTCAGCATCTATTTTAGCTAAAAATAAATTGTCATATGATTTAGCTTCAAAAACATTGCTAGTTGTAGTAAGTGTTATCATTTTCGAAAATGCTCCTGTATATTCTTCTTGTAAATACACACCATCATATAACTCAACAATATATTCGATTGGTCTGTTTTCTTTCTTATAATTTTCAAATAATTTTTCATTCCTTTTTATGTCATGCTTTAATTCATCAATCTTCTCCCTCACTTCAATTTTGTCTGTATATATTACATAAAGTAATGTAATTAATATAAGGATACCGATAGCAACTATTTCCCACATCATCTACTCTGACACCTCCGCCCTCATCAAATCAGACTGATCACTAAACTTTGCGAAGTCACTCGGCTCCTCTACATCATCATTAGCCGTCATCATAATATATACTTGCTCCGTTACATACTTACCTAGCTCATACATTGCTAGTAAGAATATTAGTCTTAATATTTTTTTAATCATCATTGTCATCTCCTGTATCAATCAAAAAAGTACCTGTCTCAACATACTCTTTAACTGTTGTTCATTTAGACTGGCTAACATAGGGCTGTAAAATTCACTATCTTCATCTTTAACAGTTTTAATAAAACAGCCTTCAATCTCAGCTTTTTCTTCTGGCGTTCCATTTTTATACGTCTTAAATACCTCGGTGTGCTTTTCTGGTAATTTCATTTTAGGTGTATTAAACATTATTATCTCTCCTCTTTAATGATTTTATTTCTTTTCGAACAAAGAACCTAATACTTCTTCACTAGGTCTTTCGAATAAGGTCACTTTAGAATTATTAGTGTAGTAAACAATAGGTGTATTTTGTGACTCATATTTCTCTTTCGCTTCTTCTTTACTCTCTGCCTCAACAACTGTAAACCTTTGATTGCTTTTAGCTCGAGTTATGTGTGTATGCTTGCGTCCTGTTGAATCTTTGAATGTTGTGACTAAGTATTGCGTCACTTCCCCAAAACCTCCTTGACTCGATCTAAGATGTCTTTACACGTATCCTTTTCCTGCGTCTGTTGTTCCATCTTGTCTTTCATGATTCCTTTTCATTTTCTTTTTGTATGCGTCAATGAGTTGGTCGATAGAATAGTAAGTATTGGCGTACAAAAACGGCATTATTAAAACTTGTACAATGCTATTATCAATACCTTTTACAAATTGTTCTGTTAGTGTATGCATTACATGAACAAAATAAACTGAATGTAGTTTAGGTAAAGTAACTTCATTTTCAATCAAATCAACCATAACCTCAGTAGTTTCTTCCAAATCTTCTTCATCAACAATAGTCAAAGTTAATTGCAAACTGAAAGCTAAGTAATCAGCAATCTCATCTAATTGTGTATCTAGTGGCTTACCTGGTTGTTTCTTCCAATTTTTAAAAAACTCAAGTGTGTTAATCCACTCTACAAATTCAATAATCATACTAGCTACTGTGTCATTTAAATTTCTAGTTGGTATTCTATCGTCGAACTCCTTTTGTATTTGTAATAACTCTTGTAACTGATCAATTGTTAATGTGTTAGTCATTTTCCTGCTCCACATCTACATAAATTTCATACTCATCACAATCAAATGGCACTTCCATTCTCGCAATAACATCCGCCTCAAATTCTGCTTCTTCTAAACTTTCAGCCTCGATAGTCTCTTCAATCATGCCAGTGTATGTGATTTGAACATTAAATTTTTTCATCTTCCTGCTCCTCCTCATATTTATAGACAACTTGACCTGCCATAATCCCTACTGCTTCATCAAGTTCAATACCTTCTTTAACTGAATGTTGAATAGCATTTGTCATTCCCTCAAGTATTTCATCAAACGCTTGCGCTTTCTTATACACGTCCTCAATCTCTTTTAGCAACCCCTCTGTGTCATTACCGTTATACGCACTAGCACTAATAACGGACTGTTCGATTTTTTCGCGATTATTCATTTGTGTCATCCTCCATAAAAATTTTATTGTTTAATTCCATTCCGAATTTAACTCTTTCATCATCGTTACCGAATTTGTTTATTAAATCTTTTTCAACGCTCTTGCAATACCTATCCCATGCGCTTGCTTTCTTCTCCAGTTCTTTGTTACAATCTCGTAACTTCGCTATAACCCCAATAAGCTCATATCGTTGCTTCTTGTACTCTTCACAATCTTTTAATGCTTTGTGAAGTTTATCTAATAACTTGTTAGAGTTAGTACAAAGATTTTTATATTGTTCATCTGATAAGGTGAACGTCATCTCATAACCTCCAATAGCATCTCATTTTCAAAAATATTTCCAACAATTTCAATAATATCGTCATTTTCACTTAGTAATTCAGTTACATTGCTAAAAGTTATATAAAAGGCTCCTTCTTTAAACTCGATAAAACTTACTTCTCTCGAATAACAATCTTGAACAATATCCCCTTCATAAATCTCCACACCGTGCACATCTTTAAATCCTGTGTATTGTAATAGTTTTACTTCATTGAAACTTTTATAACCTGTTGAAATCAAAATGTACCCACTATTAAAATCGATTTCGTCAATAATACTCATAACTTTTTTATCTTTATCCCAAGCTTTAAATTTCAACATCATACTAGCAACTCCCCATCTTTCCAGATTAACGTCATAGTTAGGTCATCGTTTAAGATGTAGAATGCTTTGGTAGGCACACATCTGCCATATAAACATTCTTTTATACTAGTGTTCTCATATAGTGTAGAGTTATAGTCTCCTTCTTGAATCTCGAATAATTCAATCAACCTATCAACCTTAGTCTCTTCCGTTACTTCTTTTTCAATATCAACTATGAAGGGGATATCAATTGGAATAAAACTTGACGTCGAACACTTATTTGTATTTGGATGAAAACGAACGAATCCATCACTAAATCCTGTTGAAAAAAATATTTTCCCTTGTGATAGCTCCGGATTTTCTCGCGCCCATTTAATTAACTCGTCTAATAGCATTTCTTTTTTAACTTTGATTTTCATTGTTTCCATCTCCTCTAAAATAAAGTTAGTTGCTTCTGTTCCTCGTATTCCAAACCATGTTGCTTTATATATATTTCGAGCTCTTCAGCAGTATCAAATGTCTTTTTAACGCCTTGCCAACCTGGTACGATATGCCCGTGAAAGTAATAAGTGCTGTTTACTACATGGATATGTGCCACTCCTTCGTTATCCTGATACAGATATCTCTTAGATCCGAAAAAATGGTTTAAGTATTCTTTGCGTGCGTTATCGGTTTTAGGCATTTATGCTTCCTGCCATTTCTTAAACATTTGGTTATAAGTATTATCAAACCAGTACGGATCACGTGAATGTTTTTGTGGTACATTAAACAAATGTGGTTTCCTCTTACGTAGTTCAACCTCTTTACGTCGTTGCCTAGCTATTTCACGTTCTTTGCTCTCTCGTTGCATAATTCTGGATAATACGATTTCTTTATACTCAGCTAAGCGCATGCCATAAGGTGCGTTTAAGGCTTCTAACAACGCCCAGCCACCTCGTACTCTTTTTGCAACCATTCCTGGAGTTAAACCGTTCTTTTTTATCAATTCATTTTCATGTTCGGTAAATTTATATGGTTTACCGTTAATCTTTACGATACTCATTTATTCCACCTCTATACATTTACTTTTTTAATCCAATCCTCTAATTTGTGCGTGTTGTGATTTCTAGTAAATAGTTCACTTACATTAACACCTAGAGCATCTGCCAATTTATCTAATACATTTAAGTTAACCATCTCAGCTTTTCCGTTTTTATATCCACTAATAGTTGATCTTGATACGCCAGTTTCATTGTGCAAATCTTGGACACTTACGTTATCTCTAGCCATGATTACCCTTAAATTAGTTGCGAATACTTCGTTCAACTTCATTTATTCCACCTCTATATATGCATGTCTTATTGTTATGTTGTCATACTTTAGTAATTCGTCCGGATTGTCATCTAAGCGCTTTGCCAGCGTATCTTTTTCTTTATCCACATCATCGTAATGCTGATATTCAACTTCTGTAGGTATTCTTATATCAATCGTTGCGTTTATATATGCTTGTTGTTGCATTAGATCACTTCATTTCTCTTTTTCTTTTACGTCTGACTTTCACTAAGTCCTCATATACCATCCATTCTTGACCTGTGTATTTAGGCGCTTTACATATCCACGTTAAATTCACATCTCTATACTGATATCTGAATATCTTCGCTTTGATGTTGGCAACTTCAGTCGCCTTACCTTTAACGTCTATAACTTCAACCAGTTTCCCTTCCTTCCACAAAGAGAAATCGGCTATATACGTAATCGGTCTTTGTTTCCCGAATTTAGGTTGTAATTCAAATTTCGGTTGTATTTCTATATGATCATAATTAGTGTCACTCATATTACTTTCTAAATATTGGTAATATTCACACTCTACTTTGCTATCAAATACAATTCCTTTGTACTCAACTTTCTTAGCGTTGTATTTACTCATTGTGCCACCTCTAAATATCAAATATCGTTGCTTGTAATCCTAGTTCTTGCTCATATAAAAGCCCGTGAGCGCCTTTGAAGCGTTTCAGGTCACTATCAGTCATAATTTTCTTTTCGTCGCTGAAATGGGCTCCTGTGAGCGAATAAACTTCATTTACGTTGTCTTTATACTTGATGACCTTAATATCTTCCGTGCCATCTTCTCGGTATAAGTAATATTTTTCTTTCGGCATTTTTAACACTCCTTAATATTCGACGATTGCGGGTCTTTCTTCTTTTTCTTTCAACTTATCATCAATAAGTTTTTTAAGTTTCTCTTGGTCTCCGTTTGCAAAATCAATCATCTTTTGAGCATATACATCTCTACAATGTAATATTTCTTTTATATTTTGTTTTGTGATTACCACGCATCTCGCTCCCTGAAATCGTCTCCGATTACTCTTACTTTTCTTGCTCTTTTTTTCATTCTCGAATTTATACGTTGCCAGTTCATATTTTGATTTAGTTCTTTATCACTAAAGTTAGTTGTAAAGATGTTGTTTTTACCTACTCTGTTATCAACAATGCTGAAAAGTTTATTTATAGTGTGTTCTGTGTTTTCTACACCCATATCATCTAGTACAAGTAAATCAATCTCACTAAGTAATTTGACTAGTTCGTCTGTAGTCTCTACTGCATTTTTGTTGTATGTCGCTTTGATACGATCCATCAACATTGGTATATGCATAAAAGCAACTGTATGCCCTTTAGCTTTAACTGCTTTTGCGATAGCGTATGCTAGGTGGCTTTTACCAGTTCCATATGAACCTTGAAATATTAATGATTTTGGTTCTTTTGTAGAGAAACCCTGTACATACTCTATTGCTGATTGTTTAGCGTGTACTTGTTTTTCATTTTGTGGCTTGTAGTTGTTTACTGTTGCATCTCTTAAAGACGGATTAACGTTTGATTGATTGAATATGTTGTTTATCTTCCGTTGCTTGTTTCGCTTATATTCCTCATAGATTTCACATTTGCAACCGTCTTTATACTCGTAACCATCCGGGTGTTTTTTAGTAGGAGCGAACTTATATAAGTCGTATTCACTTCCACATCTCTCACATTTCAATCCTTTTTCGACATGAGTAGGTTGATATTTTTTCAAACTTTCGTTTATCTTTTCACTGAATAGTGGTTTCATAATATCCCCCCTAATCCCAATAACTTTCGTCGTACTTCATACGTTCCAATTGATCTATGCCAGTTGGTTCTGCTTTTTGATTGAGGTATCCCTCAAATTTATTACCAAAAAGTGTTTCTGGTCTAAGGTATTTATCGCTATCCGTGTTTAGCCACTCAGCTGTTTTGATATCAATCACCTTTTTAAAATCCTCCAACCTAAAATCTTGATTCCATCTTGCTTTAATAAAATCTTTTGTTTTAGCTGTATTGTGTTTAAAATGCTTGCCCGCTTTTTTGTTTAAGTAATCGATAATTTCTTTATAGGGTATAGAAGATGCTGTCGGGTTGCCCGACAATATATCTATTCTATTTATATTGTTATTACTTGTATTATTAATACTTGTATTATTCTCTTTGACATTTGCGTCAATAGGGGTATTGACAGAATTATCAATAGGGGTATTGATTTTTGCGTCAATAGGCATTGACGATTGCGTCAAGGGGTACATCTTCCTTTGTTTAACTTCATTACCTTCTTTGATAATTTCGATTTTTAGATAACCAAATTTGATAAGGTTCGAAATTCTACGAGATATAGTTTCTTTAACGACGTTGTATAAAGTTGCAAAGTAACCATTACTTGCTGTGCAGTATCCATACTTATTACTTAAAGACGTTATTTCTGCAAAAAGTAATTTTTCACTATCAGTAAGTCGATTATCATATCTGACATTTGCCGTTATTATTGAGTAGTAACTTGGTTGTTCAGTCATTCTCAGCACCTTCTTTCAGTGCTTTTATTTTGTCCGGTACTTCCCAGTTATTTATGAATTCTTTAAGTTCATCTGTCATAGGTACGTCATTAAGGATTACGTCTGAACCATGTAAATAAAAATTAATTTTATTAAACATGAGAGCAGTCTCATAAATATTTTTTGACCATCCAATATGATATGTCTTTCTTTTATAAGTTATTTGCGCTACATAACCACTTTGAGTTAAATAGACTCCTTTGAACTTACTTTTTCCTCTTCTACGACGTTTTTGGTCTTTGTAAGTTTTGTATTCATATTCAAATATAGAGTCATTTTGATTTTTATGATTCTTATAACCTTGTCCGTCCCAATATTTATCTACTGCGCTGTTGTATGCTTTAGCTGCCTCCCATTCATCAACAAAACTACCTAAATATTTAGATTTGCTATCAATTTTTATTACAGCAGACCATTTTTTTGTTTTTCGATTTAAATAAACACCTTTATAGATACTCGAAGTATTTCTTGTAGGCCTTGCCCATCGTTGTTGATAACCAATTGAAGTGATGTTGTTTTTGGTAAAATCATTATTTTTTATTTTTTGAAAACCATTTTCTAATACAAATCCACTTAAGCTAACGTTGAGTGGATTTGTGTGAATTCTTCTAACGTTATCTACATAAGATTTTGTCCAAATATATTGATTAACCCTCTCATAATCTTCATCATCAACAAAAATTTCTTCTCCATCTTGTAAAAATATCGATTTAACCATTATTCTCCTCCTTTCAGCATTTTGTTGAGCCTCTCATCAACTTTTAGCCATGAGTCATGCAAGTGATATTTATCATCAAACGACTTAACGCCAATCGCATGTTGCTCGTTGTGATGTTCGCGACATAACGCTAATACATGTTTGTCATAGTGGTTCATTTTGTTTCTGTTCATGCCTCTGCCGACTGCTTCATAATGTGCCAGGTCTGCGTGAGGCTTTCCGCATATTACACAGTTGCGGTTGACAGTTGACCAGTATAAGAACGATTTATCTTGTTTCAGCAAGTCGCTTGTTTTGTAGCTAAGTGGTATGTCATTGTAGAACGTCCAGTCAAGCGTTGCTTCAATGATTTGACTTGCTTGTGTTCTCGTACAATTACTTAGTGAAATACGTTCATCATAGCCGTAGTAAGTCCTTACATACTCGATGAACATATGTCGCATATAGTCCATTGGTTGACCTGTATATTCTTCTATGTCTTTGACAAGCGCGAATATTTTTCGTCGTTGCTTGCCGGTAATTTGAAACGGATCTATGACGCTTACATCGACTTCCACATCAAATCCGTTATCAAGTAGTAATGTTTCTTTATTGCCTAATTCAACACCCGAGATGACAACTGTTGTTGTACCGTCATCTTGAGTGATATAACTAGTAATTATTGGCATCTAATCATTCCAATCAGAACGGTAAGTCATCATCAGTAATCGCAGTGGTATTATCAAAAGGATTATTACCAGTTTGAGTTTGTCTTTGTTGATGATAATTGTTGTTTGGTTGTTGGTTGCTATTCTTCGGTTCTAAGAATTGAACACTGTCCGCTGCTACTTCTGTAACAAACACACGTTGCCCGTCTTTGTTTTCATAACTGCGTGATTGTAAACGTCCATCAACGCCAGCCAATGACCCTTTGGATAAATAATTATTTACATTTTCTGCTTGTTTTCTAAAAGTTACACAGTTAATAAAGTCTGCCTCACGTTCTCCTTGAGCGTTAGTAAATGTTCTGTTAACTGCGATAGTGAAAGTGGTAACACTCACACCATTTGGCGTTGTTCTATATTCTGGATCTTTTGTTAAGCGTCCTACTAATACTGTTCTGTTTAACATTATTGTTTCTCCTCACTATCCAATTGTTTTAATCCCGCATCTAATTTTTGGTGTGCTTCTGCGATTTGTTTTTGACTTAATTTATTAATGTTAGATATTTTTAGCCATCTCATCGTTTTATCGATAGTTGCATCTCGCCCTTTTTCTTGAGATAAGTTCACGAACTGATTGATACGCTCTTCTAATTCTGTAATATCGTTGTCACTTGCACTTGGTAGTTCCTCGCCGTTGTAGATATATAAGCCTAAACCGTGTAAAGCCGAAGCTTTTACAAAACATCGTTTTTGCGCTTTGTTAATATCGAAAGTTGTTGCACTACCTTTAGCAAGCGATTTATTTCTAAAGTCCAATACTGGAAGCCACTCAGTCTCTGTACTATCTTTCACAGTCACAGATACCTGTACAAAATAGCCTTCTGGTGTAGCCAAATAAGGTACAAAATAATTTTCTGTGTTAATATCTGGATGTGGAAACTCGTGTACTTTTACTGTGTAGTTTGGGTCAATCTTTTTCAGCTCTTGGTGTGCATATGACCATGCTAGATAAGTTAATCCATTTTTTTGTTCTGTATGATCATTCACGTTTTTACTGTTCAACTGTTCAAATAATGTTTGTTCAGTCATGTTCTACCTCCTCGTACTCAATAGTTTCTGTCACTGTTTTCTTGATTGCTTTGTGATAATCCATATTGATACTCGCTTCTTCCATACCGTTAAACTCCCTAGCTCTATTTCTATTTGTGGAGTAACTAACATCTGAATTGTTATCAGTTGGTTTGTTAGTTATATAAATTGGCATATCCCTATGACGGATGATATAAGTTACAGTCTGATTCATAGCGACCTCCTACCATCTCATGACTAAGTTAATTAGTCTGTCCTGTTCGTCTGTGTTCTCTTCAATCCATTCATCTATTGCTTGGTTGAATAAGTCTGATGCCATATCTAAGTCATTCTCATCTACGACATAAGCATGTTTAATTGGTACGTTGTTCATATCTTTAACTTGTATTGATATGCCCATATGACCTTTTAAAATGAATAGCTTAAAATCGAATCCGTTAACATGAATATTTTTGCGTATGATTTCGCCTATTTCGTAATACATCTTGACTTCCTCCGTTTTTCGTTTTATATTGAACATGAATTTTTTCTTAAGTGTTTTGTTTGATACTGTTACTTGTTGGCGCAAGTAGCAGTTTTTTTATTCTTCATAAAAGTATTCTTTATAAAATATGAATGTTGCGATACTTGCGAATCCCGCAATTGACCACGCTGTAGTGAAGTATAGAAACGGCATGAGTACAATCGCTAAGACTGTGAAGCATAATACTGCTAATAGATAGCTTTTATAAATGTTACTCATTTTCTTTTTTCAACGCCTCCATTATTCTCTCGTCTGACAAGCCGTGATAAGGGAATTTTTCTCTAGCTAATTGGACTGGTATTCTGCCTCGAATCGCAATGTAACCTTCGTCTTCAAGCTCTTTATTCAGTTCTCTTATTATTTGTCCTGCTTTGGATTTAGAAACAGATAAAATTACTGCAAGTTCTTTAGCTTGCAAACTATTTTTTATCATATCTATTCCTCCTTTTTATTTTTGTGTTGTGTATAATTTAGTTATCTCCTAGTGAAAGGAGGTGATAAGTATGGAATTTAATGATTTTCAAAATTTCTTTGGTGAACTTAGTAATCAAGCCGAAAAAGAATTCGGTGGTGACAGTGACTTTTTTAGAGATAGAATAAATAAGTTGAAAGAAGATGCTCCTGAAAACGTATCTTACGAAATTATTTATTCAATAGCTTTATACGAAAGCTTAAAAGCTCAACAAGATATGAAAATTTTGAATACAGTTAAATATCTTTTAGATCGTGACTAGCAATATCCAACAATGATTTGCTCTGAGCATTATTAATTTTTGGATAATCAAAATTTCTAAGTTTAAATCTTGTGTTTTTCTCAATCTTTACAACCTTCCACGTCACAACTGCCATTGTGATGAGGAGGGTTGTTTTGTATAGTGTGTTCATTGATAATTCCTCCTATTAAGATTTTTATTTTTCTCCTAAAAACTTATTAACAAAGTATTGTTGTCCTTTGCCTGTTACTTTTGGCGTCTTACTAATTGATGTGTGACCGTCCGAATGTGTAATTGATGTTTCTTTAATTTCGAATAACTCACGTTCCATTGAATACTGTGTAGGCATGTTGTAATCCACACCCTTGCGTTTAATAAGGAATCCGTTTTGACGTAACCACTCAAACAATCTGCGTTGCCCGATGTTTACACCGTTTTGTTTAATGATCTTCGCTAACTCTCCAACTAAAATTGATGTCTTAGTAGTAGCTACTGCGTCCGCAAATACAATCTTTGGTTTGTCGCGTTCAATCTTTGTTTCTAATTGATTGATTGTGTTGTTAGCAATTTTTAAAGCACGTTGCATAATCATTTCTGGGCTATTCCAAGCTTTTTCAACTTGGATGAAATACTCTCTAAAATCAAAACCCTTTTCTGTACCTGACATCATCGCAACATGTTTAGCTACATCAAGTGTTAAAGCATAATCTTCTAGTTGTCTTACAGCTCCGTTATTAACAACCGTACTTGTAAGTACACTTGTAAAATCTCTGTTTTCTTTAAAATGCTTTAAGTTAATTTCTGCCCAAGCGCTAAAACGTTTTTTGACTTCCAAAGCCTTGTATAACTCTCTTGCACTGATTGCGATTTCTCCATTTTCTTTTTCTTGTATGTTGAACATTTCGCCGATGTTCGATTTTGTTTGTAATGCTTGCATTTTATTTCTCCTTTACATTAGCGATATCAACTTGTAGTGCATCGCATATTTTTTTTACTGTGAGGAAACCGGGGTTTTTAACCTCTGTTTCGATAGATCGAATTGTCGAGTTTTGTAATTCCGTTAGCTTCGCTAGTTGATAGCGTGTTATCCCCTTTTCTTCTCTCAATTCTTTTAAGTTCAGCATCTTACCACTCCTTATTGTCCATAACGATATTTCGTTATATAATTAATCCAACCCCACTACATTGGGAGGTGATTTCCTTGCTTATGCCAGGTTTTAAATCATCCTGTGGTTTTATAGGTTAGTAAGTCTAAATTAGAACATCGTTTGTTGTGTTCCACAGTCAACCAAGAGACGTTAACTAGGGTATGCGTACTAGAAGGTAGTAACTTTTAGGACGCTAGACTTTGACGGAAAACCTAAGCACCATACAGGGCTGGGGACGATACCAGCAAAAATTGTGCTGTTAGTCGTAGTAATTAGAACCGAACAAAATTTCCGTAACACATACCTTCTACGACAAGGTGTGTGTTTTTTTATTGGAAACAAAATGTTTGTAATGCTTGCATAATATTTATGCTCCTTTCATGTATAATGTTGTTATCAAATATTTAAGGTGGTTATTCTTATGGAATTCATACAATCTACTTTGTTTTCAAACGTTGTAGCTTTTCTAGCTTTAGGTCTATCTGCATACTCAATTTTTTATACTCGTTCTCAAAATAAGTTCAGTTTTGTTATTAGCGATCTTAATTTCTACTATGAAAATAATTTTGTAGAATTAAATTTTGTCGTCGCTAATGACTCGTCTAGAACTCATACTTTAGAAGAATTAATATTTTTAGATAAAAACAAAAATGTTTTAACACCTATTAACGTAGTATTGGAATCTGATGAATATTCATCTCTCGGTATATATAATCCAAGTTATTTGCATGCTCCAATCGATAAACAATTAGATAAACCAGAAGTTATGATAGCTAATTCGTCATCAGAGTTTTTATATAAATTCGAATTAGAACCTGCGTTTATAAAGATTGTTTCTAATCAACGAATAAACAAACTTAAAAAGTATAAGTTAATCTCTACCGATTCTTACGAGCATAATTAATATCGCTAAATTCATGAAAAAGTGAATTGCTAGTAGTGTGTTGGTCAGCATCATTTTGTATCTTCCTTTCGTGATTTTTGAATAACTTTTATTCAAATTGTTACTTCATAATCTTTTGTTGAGTAATAATATTTTTAATAACCTCAACATCTTGGTCGTCGAGTTGTAGCTCGGCGGCTTTTTTACTAAATTGTCCGTCAATAATTCTGTTGATTTCGTGCCACTGTGCGGGTGTGAATTGCTTTCTAAATTCTAAAAATTGTTTGATTGTTTGTTCCATTTGTTGTTCCTCCTTAAGTTAAAACTTTCTTTTTGCGTAAGTCTTCGTTAAAAAAAATATCTCTTCCTTCTTGAGGTGTCAATTCTAACGCAAAATAAATACCATTTATTACCGGGTAGGATGGTTTTGTTCTCCCGTGTATCATGTTAGATAAAGTATCTCTATTGACACCAATTTCTTCAGAAAGGGTTTTGATGTTATGTTCTTTCAAAGCCATTTTAGATTTCAAAAGTTTAGTATCTATAGGCATTTCTTTTCACCACCTTTCGCATTACGTAAGTAATCTTATCATGATGTTACAAAAGAGGTCAAGCATTTTACGAAAGTTTTTTAGAAAAATATTGCAAATGCCGAAAGTTTTCCTTATAATAGAACTATCAAGTAAAAGGAGCTGTATTACGATGTGCTTTTCAAAAAGAATGAAACAATCAAGAGAAAAACAAGGTATGACTTTGGCCGAACTAGGAAGAAAAATTGGTAAAACTGAAGCTACTGTACAACGTTATGAAAGCGGAAATATCAAAAATCTAAAAAACGATACTATAGAAAGTATAGCTACTGCATTAAATGTTAATCCTGCGTATTTAATGGGGTGGGTTGAAGAAAACGATGATGAAGTACAACATCGTGCAGCTCATCTTGAAGGAGAATTGACAGATGACGAATGGCAAAGAGTTTTAGATTATGCAGATTATATAAGAAGCAAACGTAAGTAAAGGATGTATCAGATGGGATTATATGAAGAAACTTTAATACAACATGATTATATTGAAATAAGAGAGGCTGATGTGCTTCCAGATAATTTAGACGGGGTATGGTTAGGAGATTTAATTTTGATAAAGCGTGGTTTATCAGATAGAGAAAAGGCAGGGATTCTCTTTGAAGAATTAGCACATAATAAACTTACATACGGTGATATAGCCGATTACTCGAAATTCAACAATCGCAAGTTCGAAAATTACGCACGTAGACACGGCTTTATCTCAGCTGTTCCATTACGCGAAATTGTAGAAGCTTATAATTATGGCGTACGTAACTTGTATGAATTGTCTGAGTATCTACAATTAAGCGAAGAATACATATTAGAAGCAATAGAACAATATAAAAAGATATATGGTATTGGAACTCACTATGGCGAGTATTCGATCACATTTGAGCCGTTGAGAGTTTTTAAATATAAGGAAATATAAACAAAGGAGAAATGAAAATGAGAAAATATAATTTTGATAAATTCTTCTTATATATGGCGGTACTGTCATTACCAATAGTCATATTTTTTCCATTAATGTTAAGCATCCCAATCATCTTTTTTATTTTTTCAATAAGAAAGAAGGAAGATTAATAGCGCCTATGTGGCGTGAGGAGGATGAGGGATGGAAGAAAATAAAACTTTAAAAGAATACTTGCGTAAATTTTTAGAAGGCTACAAATATGTAGTTGAAAACAGATACAATTATCAGTTTAGTAGCAATCCAGAAGCTTTCCCATTCATGAGAAAAGACGATTACAAGATTTCGATATTTTATCTAAATCAATCTTTTTTTGAAGAACCTTGCATCGTCGTTATCTCAAATGACAGTAAATTAAAAGAAATATATAATTTTCGTAATATTGATATCAAATATTTGTCTAAACACTTTACTTCATACATATATGATTCTAAAAAGTATGTAGAAGAACAATCCGGATTATTAGATTTTAATAATTACATTTATTACACATCTATTTACTACGGAAAATATATCGGGACCGTAATATTACAAAACAATTTAGATTTATTTTTTAATTATGGCAAAAGATTAGCTAACGATCATTACAATACATTGATATCGAAGTCGAAAGAAAGATTGATAAACAAAGCACATGATGAAATACAACCGTTCAACCACTTAGATTTAAATAGTATGAAAGAGATTGTTGATGATATAACTTTTTCTTATCAAATAGAACAAGGATTACAAGCTTATAAAAGGGAATTGTATTTGCCAGCTGCAGCAACCTTTGCTGTTGCTATAGAAACGTTTTTAATCAAATTAAAAAAAGTTAATAAAATCAAACATAAAGACACCGATTCAACTATGTACACAAAATTATTAGGAGAATTAACTAAAGAAGGTAAAGTAAATTATAGAACCAAAAAACGGGTAGAAATTGCGTATAGTATGAGAAACATAATCAACCATTCACAAGCTGGTGCAGTAGCCAAAGGTGATTGTGACTTTCTTTTAAACACACTAAAAGACATTGTTGATGAAAACGAAAAAATATTAAGAGAATATACCAAATCAATTAATAAGACGGAATAAATAGGTATCCTTGTATTCAGATTTGATTTTTAACATAATTTGTTCATAAATTTTTAATTTAAGTTCTTGTTCATCGTCATAAATATCAAATTCACTACTATAATTTTCAACTGATTCTTTTATATAAGCTATTTCTGCGTCAGTAAATTTTACACACATTTCATCACCTACTTTTTATTTTATTATATCACATTTAGTAGCTAGTACTAAAATCACGGGTAGCCCGCCTACCCTTATTATTTTTTGCCAATTTTGAGGAGGGAAAAGCAAAATGCCAGTATATAAGGATGATAATACAGGTAAATGGTATTTTTCCATTAGATATAAAGATGTATACGGTAATAACAAACGAAAAATGAAGCGTGGGTTTGAACGTAAGAAAGATGCCAAACTAGCTGAAAGCGAATTTATACAAAATGTTAAATATGGATACTCGGACAATCAACCCTTTGAATATATATTTTTTAATCGTTTAAAAAATGAAAATCTTTCTGCACGCTCAATAGAAAAGCGAACTACAGAATATAATACTCACATAAAAGAAAGGTTCGGAAATATCCCTATTGGCAAAATCACTACTACGCAATGTACTGCTTTCAGGAATTATTTGTTAAACGATGCAGGTCTTTCTGTTGGCTATGCACGATCTGTGTGGGCAGGTTTTAAAGCAGTTATCAATTACGCCAAAAAGCATTACAAGCTCTTATACGACCCCACATTATCGGTAACTCCTATTCCCAGAACAAAACCACAAGCTAAATTTATCACTCGTGAAGAATTTGATGAAAAAGTAGAACAAATCACAAACGATACTTCTCGTCAGCTAACTAAACTGTTATTTTATTCTGGTCTTAGAATAGGCGAAGCTTTAGCTTTGCAGTGGAAAGATTACGATAAAATAAAAGGCGAAATTGACGTAAATAAGAAAATCAATTTAAGTAATAGAGAAATTGAATATAATCTAAAAAAAGAAAGTTCTAAAGGGATAATACCTGTACCAAAATTAATTAGAGAGATGCTTAAAAACATGTATAATGAATCTTCTAAAAGATATAAATATTTTGACGAAAACTATTTTATATTCGGGGGGTTAGAACCTATTAGATACGTTACCTATTCGTATCATTTTAAATCTGTATTCCCGAATCTAAAAATACACCATTTAAGACACTCGTACGCAAGCTATTTAATTAATAATGGTGTAGATATGTATTTATTAATGGAATTAATGAGGCACTCTAACATTACAGAAACAATTCAAACGTACTCTCATTTATATACTGATAAAAAACATCAAGCTATGAACATATTTGATTAA